AACCCATCCCGTTCAGGATGGCACGGCGAGCACCCATGGCAACAAACTCATTGGGGAAGGTGCCGATCTTGATCCAATCTTCCCTCCAGTACAGTGCCCAGTTGGTGCTACCCATCACTTGCTTGACGACGATGGGATTGTCAATGCCAAGGGGATAAGACATGGTGTTGTGTGCGTTACCCCCATATCATAGCAGATCAATCAGAAGGTGGAGTGGTTGGTGTGACCAACTTAAGAATTCCTTCATCTGCTGATGCACTGTATGCAATACCATCCTTTACAAGTACATCATCATCAACAGAACCATAGTATCCCATCTTGAAGAGGAGATCCCTACACTTCTCATAATACTTCTTGTAATATGCTGCATCACTCTTGATCGTATTGATCAAGTCATCATATGTCTGCTGGGAATCAACACTCTCATCAGAGAGATAATCAAAGATGGCATCATCAAGACGCTCTTTACGTTGAGCAGAATATGAGGGAGTGCTGCTCAGTTGTTCATCAGAGGATTCATACATTGTTCTCTTTGGTCTCCTTGGCATACTCTATCACATACTTCTTGTGTCTGGTAGTTCTGTCAGAACATTCATAATGTTTTAACACACCACCAAGTTGATCTGCAAGAATGCGGAGAAGTTGTTCAGTGTCACTCATCGAACGTCATGACCTCCAAACATAGCACGCATACCATTCAGAACCTTGGCAGTGAAAGCACCCAGACGGCGCGACTCAAAACGTGCCCACAGCGCACTGCTGATGACAGGAGCGGGTACGCCAAGATCCACAGCAGAGTGAACCGTCCAACGACCCTCACCACTGTCTGATACTCCACCATCGAACTTGCTAAGCTCTCGATCGCTGCGTAGAACATCAGCGGTAAGGTCAAGTAACCAAGAACCAACCACACTACCACGACGCCAACACTCAGCGACCTTAGCAACATCAATATCGTACTGATAATCGGCAGGGTTGTCCATCGGGGCAACTTCTGCATCTCCTGCTTTGACGTACTTGGCACCTGCATTTGCTTCGTGTAGGATGTTGAACCCTTCGGCATATGCCTGCATGATACCATACTCTACGCCATTATGCACCATCTTTACAAAGTGACCAGCGCCTGGATCGCCGCAGTGCATCCATCCAAACTCCTCAGGATACCATGTGAAGTTATCTGAGTCATTGGTCCTAGGAGCGGCGCTGATACCTGGTGCGAGTGCGTCAAAGAGTGGACGGCAGACATCGACTGCAGACTTTCCGCCACCAACCATGAGACAGAATCCACGCTCCAGACCGTACACACCACCACTAGTACCACAGTCAATATATGCGATGCCCATTTTTGCAAGACGCTCTGCCCGCCTCCGACTGTCCTTAAAATTGCTATTGCCATGATCAATAACAATATCTCCCTCGTTACAAAACTGTAATAGCTCATTGAGTGTGTCCTCTACGGTCTCTGCTGGTACAACCATCATGAAGACGCCAGGCATGTATACTGTCTCGCCTGACTTCTCACCGTAGATTGCATTACCTTGATGTACTACTTGAACAAGGCTTTCCAGAGAAGTGGTACATCCACTGATATAACCCTTCTCAAATTGTTCTTCAGATTTTTTATAGTTGTTGCGATACCCATGTACTTCATGTCCTGCTTTAATAAGGCGGCGGGACATACCCTCTCCCATCCGCCCAAGTCCGATCATTCCTACTTTCATAGTGTCAATCTACGTCAATGTATGTATTATAGCAGAATTAATATTGATGAGTATTTGTCACCATATCAATACATGCTGTTGGAGGTAAGTCCTCGGGAATCACTTGACCAGAAGTCTTCCCAATCATCTTCAGTTGCTTCGCTGATGTTGCTCATGCCATTCTCAATAGCAATGACAATATCTGAATATTCTTGATACCATTTGGTGCCACACATCTCGTGAGTTTGATGCTCACGAAGAGCACTCAAAATGAGTTGCCATTGACGCTTGTCGAACTTTGGGATCATTGAATTTGTCCTTTGCGATACAAGTCTACCATATGTATCATAATGAGCAACTCTCAGTCGTCAATCTTCATCTTTGCTATAGAAGTGATGGTCTCCTTCTGCTTGAGGAACAGTTTGACATATGATTTTGCTATCTCCCGCAGCACCTTCACATCATCAATGCTGTCAATCTCACGGGCAACCTTCTCATATTCAAAAGATTTGCCCATACTCTCCAATTTTATGTCGTCAGGATTCATGATTAGTCTTATCAAAAGGATCGTTTTCGTAGTATGATTCCCATTCATGAGGCTTCCAAGAATTTACATCCTCGCGGATCTCGTCAATCTTCTTCTCAATCTCTTTGAGTTTAAGTTCAATGCGCTCCCAGGGTTGCATATCTACTCACACAGTGTACATTCCATTATAAAACCCCCCTGACCAGAAGTCAAGGGGGCAAGGGAGACATAAGATTTTCCTTATCAAATAAGTTTGGAGTCTAGAGTCTTATCAGCCAGAATCTGCTTACAGATCCTCTTGCAAGTCGGTTGATCTTCATCACACTCGATCAAACATTCGTAGTAATCATTGATTGCATCCTCCATTGCATTTGCACGTTCAACGGTTTCTTCAAATTGTTTCCATCCTGCTAGTTGATTGTAAGACATTAAGTTGTGCATGGTTAAATCCTCACATGGGTCAACTCATAATGTAAAAACCGATCTTACATGGCGTCCTCCTATCGTTATTCTGTATTATATAGCACACTTTGTGTTAATTCACTAACATTTGTGTATTATTTGCACTTCTCAATATGTGTTAACACTTCTACAACTCCGTTACGAAACAAAACTCTAACTTCGGGGAATGGTGCATACTTACAGTCCCACACTTCAGGGTACACTGTAATTGATCCATTGTATCTAAATGGCGAACACTTACCATGATTGCCATTCTTCACCCACTTAAACTTTAGTGGATCATCCAGATCTTCACAGAAGTCATGAGTTCCATCACAATTAAGAACCCAGAACTGTCCTGCAGGATCTAACCAATACACACTCATTGTTGGTGTATCATATATGGTCTTTGTCTGCAACTTCTTCCTATTAAAACCTGGTCCAATATCATAATGATTTATGATAGTGTCATACATTCCCATAATACTCACTCAGGATCTTTGTTCAAATAATAACCTCTCC